GATCTGCTCACCACTGCGGGGAGCGTTCTTGCCAAGGACTGGCTCCAGCACCTCGTCAATCGTCTCGACGCGCTTCTTCCAGAAGGCGTTGGCGGTCTTGAGCGCACCGGCGGCGTTCTGCTTGCCCGCCGCAGTCAGGCCGTCATACATATCGCCCGTGGCGGCTTCGAGAATGTCGCCGAACACCTTGTCGGTAGCGGACCCGCGAAGGCCGCGTTCAGTCAGGCTTTCGCGCAGCGCGGTGCGGGTCTGGCGGATGCCCTCGATCTCGAACTTGCCCGCCGCCATTTGGTCGCGCAGCTTCTTCACATCCTTGTAAAGCTGGCCGCCCTCACCCTCGACGCTCTTCTCGAGCTTCGCCAGCCATTCGTCAGCCTTAGCGACGGCTTGGGGAAGCGGAAGCGTGGCCCCGCCAGCCATGCGGTCGGCGCGGTCATAGAGGTTGCCGCCGATTTGCGAGGTGCGCCTGGAATAGACGTTCGCCGCCGTGCGGACCACTTCGCCCGCCTGATCGTCGGGAAGCCCCTGCCCCGCGCCCGAGGAAATGCGGTTGCGGGCCTTGCCCCCGGCCTCCTCCATTGCGTTCACTGCCTTGGCAACCGGAACGTCAGAGATGAAGCCCTGCCGAGCGCCCGCCGTCACGGCCTTGGAAACCGTGCCGCCAGTCACCGCCGGGATGGTCGGGATACGGAGATCATCGGCAGCCTGCTGCACTTCCGCGCCGGAAACTCTCCCGCGCTTCCCGTTGGCCATCGCGTTGCCGACGCGCTGCCCCGCATAGCCGAGCGTGCCCGCCGTGGCCGCGCCAAGGAGTGCATTTGTGGCGCTACCCTCAAGCCCCTCGCCGTAGCCGAAGCCACCGACGCCGCCCGCAGCCGCACCCTCGACGCCCGCCGAACGGGCCATCTGGGATTGCAGGGCGTTGCGGCTGATCGGAGCGCCACGGCCAGCAAGCGAGCGAGCCGCCTGCATCCCCCCGGTGACGCCGGAATTGATCTTGCCGAGCGCACCACCACCAAGGACTTCCATGACGGTCCCACCGACGCCCGCCTTCTGGCGGGCCTGGTCGATGCGGTATTGTTCCGCGTCCCGCCCGGTCGTGTAGTTGCGGCTAATGTCGCCAAGGCCAACTTCGCCCTTGAGCGCGCCGGAGATGACTTGCCCAATGCCGCTGGCCTCGTCAGTGAGGCCAAGGCTCATGCCGTGGCGGGCGAGGTCCATCGCGCCGTATTCACCGGTGATGTTGTTCAGGTGTTCGGCCTCGACGCGCGCGGGGTCCAGTGGGCCACCGGGATCGTAGGGACTTGGCGTTTCGTCGCTGACCGTGACAGCAAGGCCCGTTTCCGGGTCGATTTCTGCCTCGTCGCCCGTCCCGCCTTGTGGCGCGTTGAGCGCGTCTAGCGCCGCAAGTGCAGCCTCGATGTCGGGGGCAGCGCGTCCAGCCTTCGTCTGCGCGTTGACCAGCAGCGAGCGCAGCGCCTCGCGCTTGGACTTGATCGCTTCGTCGCTGTCGCCGAGCTTGGGGAAATAGGCCTCGCGGTAGCCCTCAAGCTGTTCCTTCGTATAGGCCGCGCCCGTGCCCAAGGTCAGGGCCGCGTCGATAATGTCGATCTGCGCGGCGCGCACGGTCTGCCGGTCGGGATCGGTGATGTAGTTCGCCGCCGTATCACCGAACACACCGCGCGCCATCTCGACACCAAGGGTCGGGTTGGCGGCTTCGCTGTCTTTGCCAATAGCTCCGGTCAGGCGTAGCGTGGCGTCTTTCACACGGCCCGCAAGAAAGCCCGCCGTTCGTTCGCTTTCAGTGCCGAGTGCTGCGCTGGCGGCGGCGCGCTGTTCGGAACCCTCGGCAATCTCAAGTCGCCGTTGAGCATTGGCCGCGCCTTGGCGCGCGATCTCAAGCCGCTCCAGTTCTTCGGGGCTGGCTTGCTTGGGCGCACCCTGAATGACGCCGGGGAATTGCGCGGCGGGCGCGGGTCCGCCCTGGGGGGCCTGCGCGTATTTTTCCCAAGGTCCGGGCATTCAGTTAACCCCTAGGTTCCATGTGGACGTGATCGCCCTCGTTGATGACTTCGAGATGCGGGTTGGCCGCCTGTAAACGCCGTGCGTATTCGGCCATGCCCATTCCGGGCGGAGGAACGCTGTCCCGCGCCTGTCCGGTCAAGTGGTAGCTATTCGCCACCCCGCCCACTGCGCGATTGCGTGCCGCGCTGCGCGTTGTGCTTGTGACCCGTTCTCCGGGAATGCCGTTAGCGCTGAAAGCCCTGCTGACCGGAGCCAGCACCTCCCGCCGCGACCGGCTCCCATGCGTTCGGATCGGCGGGGTTGCCGCCTTTGAAGCGATAGCCGTCCTCGACAACCCCCGGCTGCGGGGCCCGACCGAACTGCTGCACCGCCTGCGGATTGTTCGTGTCAACCAGCGTCCCGCCCGCAGGAATCGCCATGTAGTCAGGCTGCTCCATCTCGTGCAGCTTGCCGATCATTTCAGCCTGCGCGATGACCGAACGGGCCGACTGTTCGTTGTATTGCCCGCGATACTGAGCGAGTTCCGGCATCGTTTGTGAAAGCTGGTCGATGTAGGCATCCCATGCCGCCGCACGCTGTTCCGGGGGGCGATTGAGGACGTCGAGCGCCGCGTTGCCGAGAACGCCGGAGCGCTCCTTGGCTGCGGCCTTCTGATCGGCTTGCAGGCCCCTCCACGCGCCGAAGTCGATTCCGGCGAGCTGTGCCATTGCCTGCGGATCGCCCTGTGCGGCCCGCCGCTGGATGTCCGCTTGCTGCGTCTTGGCCTGCTGCTCGGCCGCATCTCGTTGAAGCTGGATGCCCACACGAGGATCGGCGGCCATAATCGGCTTGATCGTCTCAGGGTTCGATGGATCGTAACCGGCGAGCGCGTTCTTGTATTCTTTTTCCTCGGCGCGCTGGCGGGCCATCTGGCCGAACTGCAAGCCGGTGGCGAGCGCGTTCTGGAACCCGCCGCCGCCCTGTGTAATTCCCCAAGCTGGACTCGTCATGTCAGCGTCCCAACATAAAGCCGCCAGCCATGCCGAGGGCATTGGCAAACGGGTTGTTCTGGCCTTTGACGAGCGCTGCGTTCGCAGCAGCCGTCCCGGCAGCGTTGTTATTGTTCGTGACGTTGGCCACGTAGTTCATGCCGACGCCTGCCTGTGCCCCGGCTGCGGACAGCCCCGCGCCCTGCTGGTTGGTCACGCGGTCGGCCCACTCGTTGCGGTAGCCGCTCTGGAGGTTCTGGCGGTAGTCCTCCAGCGCCCTCATGGCCGCGCCACTCTGGAGCGTTCCCGCCCCGGCGTAACCGGAGTTGATCTGATTGGCCCCCTCGCCAAACTGGAAGCCATAGTCCGAGTTGGCGATGTAGTCGGCAAAGGCGTTGCGGGCATTTGGCTGCGCGGTGACTGCGCCCTGCGGCGTTCCCCCGCCCATCTGCGGAGCCTGCATCGGGTTCTCGCCCACGTTCAGCCAGGGCTTGCTTGTCATCAGTGCATTTACCCCACCGAAGCCCGAGGACTGCGGGCCATACGGCACTGCCGTGGTCGGCTGCGCGGTCGGCAGGGACTGTCCACCGCCGCCAAGGCCAAGGAAGTCGTTGAGCGCGTTGCCCGCGACGTTGCCCCGGTTGACGTATGGGGAAAGCGTGGCGCTGTTCTGATTGTAGATGTTCTGCGCAAGGGCGTTGTTGGACTGCGCTACCTGCATCGAGGTGTCCGCAGCCTTTGAAGCGGCCTTGCTTTGCGAGCGCGAGGACATAGCGCCGCCGAGTGCAGCCGCGCCAAGCCCAATGGCCGCCATCGTTCCAATTGCCATTAAAAGACCCTCACATACCCATGCTCAAGCGGAGCGTATCCACGCCGCTGATAGAGCCGCCCCGTTCGTTCAGGCTCGACCGCCTCAAGTGTAATCATCCGCAGAGAGTGGCAGTTGGCCGCGCACCATTCCTCAAGCGCCGACAGGAGCCGCAGCCCCTCGCGCCCCTCGCTCCACCAAAACAGTTCCTGCGCCATGATGTGCGCCCGGTTGAACGGGTGCCGCGTCGATGTTGCGCCTATTGCCCCGTTGCCCCCGATGAACACCGGGTGCCCGCCCTCAATCAGCCAGGCGAACGTCTCGGTCATGCTGTCAGCGCAATAGCCAACGTGATCGGCCAACTTGGCTTTTGCCGAAAACTTCTCGCCCATCTCCAGCAGCTTCGGAATGTCTGCGAAACAGGCGGGCCGGATCAACCCGGATAGTCCTTCCAGTAGGCGTAGCGTTCGGCATAGGTCGGATCGACCTCTGCAAAGGTCTGCTCAGCTGCCGTCGATACCTGCTCTGCCGTCGCCTGTGCCGCCGCAGCGTTGTCGTTCGCTACTTGCGCCAGCGATTCCACCGTCGCCAGGCGGGCATACAGCGCCACCTCGTCAACGCGGGCGTTGATCGCCTCGAACGCAGATTCAATCTTCTCGCACTTGTCCTGCCAGATGGCGACGAAGCGATGCCACTCCGCATCCCCCACGCCGGGGAACTTGTCATACACCGTCAGCCGGTCGAGGACAGGAATCTCCGCCTCGGTTGAAAGCGGGCTGTCATGACCGGGTGTGATATTCCCACCCGTGAACGTCATCAGCGCCGGGGCTATGCGGCTCGTCCTGAGCGTGCCCCCGGTGTAGCCGAACGAGGCTGGCGTAATGCTAGGCACCGATCCACGTCCCGTTGGCCGTGTCCGAGTTGCCGTCAGCAATCACCGCCGACACCCCGTAGTCGGCGTAGGCGATCAGGTTCTTGCTCGCCGCCGTGTCGTTGTAGAGGACCGCATAGCGATGCGTGGCGATGTCGCCGCCCGCTGCGGTCCAGCTCACCCCCGAGAGGACAAGCGAATAAACCCCGGAAGTCTGAGACGAGGACGCCACCGTGGCCGTAACGCCGCCCGTGGTGTAGCCGTTGCCCGCCGCGATCTGTGTGATGTCGCCATAGACCGTATTGGCGGCGAGCGGCGCGGTGTTGGTCAGCATGACCTTGAGTGTGTCGCTCGACAGGTCATGCTTGCCCTCTGCCGCGTCCTCGACAAAACAATTGAAAAGCGTGACGGTCGCCATGCCTATCTCCCACCCCATGCTTCGTTGACGAGGACATCCGAAAACCGGACATCAATCGGGTCCGTGACCCTGAACTCGGCCAGGAACGCGGGCTGCGAAGCCATGCCGCACGCCCGCCATTGAACTTTCGTGCGATAGCTGCCCTGCGAGCCGAGCGAGACGCCCCGCCAGTTGCCCCACGTCTGCCCCGCATCACGGCTGAGGCGCATTTCCACGGTCGGTTCGGTATAGTCGCCGGTCAGGTAGGGCGTTTGCCCCACGTTGCAGCGCAGTTGCACATTGGCGATGTTGATCCCGCCGCCGTTGATCGCAAATCCGCCCCTGAACCGGCGCTCCAATACTCCGCTCGGGTTGCCTGCCGTCACGATGTCGGCGTGCGCCGTGCCCCACTCCAGCGTCTTGCCGTCGAGCGAAGAACCGAACACGCCCGACGCGAAGCATTGCGGAACCCAGTTCGTCTCGCCGTAGCTCTCGAACTCGCTCCACATGCCGGTGCGCGGGTTGAACACTTGCGTTTCGGCATCCAGCCTCAGCGCCAGGAACTCCACCCCGTCGAGAAGGAAGGTGAACAGCGAGACGTTGGTTGACGCCTCGATGCGTGCTTGCAGGCCCGCGTTGGAGATGATGTTCTTTTCGCTTTGCAGGACCACGTTGTTTTCGCTGGTCACGCAGGCGAAAGTATCCATGATATTGACCGCGCAGCCCGTGGCCTTGATCCCCACCTCCCAAACGAGATGCTTCAAGGGCGTGATGGGCAGGGTCGAGCTTCCGGTCTGCTGCCAGAACTCGACGCTTTCCGCGCCGAACAGGATCGGTTGCCCGTCGATCCACAGCCCTTGCAGCAGCTTGTCGGGCAGGCTTTCCGCCGTAGCGAAGTCCAGCGCCTCCACGTCCGCTTCGAGGCTGTCGGTCCAATAAAGCTTGCCGGTGTCCGCCCTGATCGCCCAAAAGCGTGAGCCGCCGGTAAAGACGTGCGACACGCTGGCGCTGTCAGGGAACGAAACCGTTGCAAGAACCGTGCCATTCCAGTAGTAAAGGCTCGAACCTGCCGTCACCATCAGGCCGATTTCGTTGCCCGCCATCGAGACGAACCCGGAACCGGCTATCACGCCCAGGCTTGTGGTCGCCTCATAAAGCGTCCCGTTGGACACCCCGAACAGTGCGCCCGAAAGCACGCCGTCCTGTGTAAATAGCTGCTTGACCGGCCCCTGCCCCATGTTGGCAGAGCGATCCGAAAGACCGGGACGCGATTGCAGGACAACTCGCCCCTCCTCGGTCGGCGCTTCCTCTGCATAGCAGTTGATGACCGGAAGCTCGGGAAGGTCGCCCGGTCCCCTCTGATAGGAGGACAGGCCGAAAGGGACGCGCATCAGGCGTCCCGTTCCGGGAGACATGCTAGTTTCGGCATGACATTCCCCCTTCCGCGTGGCATTGTGGCGAAATGCAAAACGAAGATCGCATTCCGCTTGCGGCGCTGATATTCTTCGGCTTCGCGGTTCCCGTCGCCGCCGCGATGCTGGTTATCGCCGCGCTCTAGTGGTGAATATTGACGGTTGATGGCCCGCCCCAGCTTGACGGCACTTCAAGCATGTTGGCCGCGCTGTCGGTCGTATAGGCCGGGTCCGGGTTGGTCGTCGTCATCGTGAACGTAGGGCCGCCGCCGGGCTGGTTGACATTGCTGTAACGCAGGCTCTCCGTGCTGCTGATAATGCCCTGGTTGCACTCGTGGGGCGTATTGCCCATCGTCCCGAGGCAGTTGTGTAGCCACTTGGTCATGGTCGCGCCGTCCCACGCGCCGAACCAGTCGGTGTGAAAGCTCTCACCGGGGTTGAGGGTGCGGCCCGCCGCCGTGCTGCCCATCGCGTCCGAAGCGAGATACCAGCGCCCGTAGTCGGCAAACCCCTGGTGCGTCAGATAGACATTGATGACCAGCTCGGGAATTTCGTAATAGTTGTTCGGGCAGACCCACTTGTCGCCGCTGCCGGTCTTTTGTGTGTCCCAAATCTTCGGCAGGACATGGCGGTAGCCGCCCGGCGACCAAAGGTTTGTGCCATCCCAACAGCTCGGCCCGGTAATGGCGATGTAGAACGTGTCGCCCGTGACGCACTGACCCGCCCACGGATCGCTGTCGTCGGCATTCTTGAGCCAATACTTGTCAACGCGGGTGCCGCTCGCGCCAAGTCCGGTAGCGAAACAGGAATACTTCGGGTCGGTGTGCATCCGGCTGTTGGACGGATTGGTCATCCGATAACGGCCAGTGGTGCCCGATTGCGCGTTTGCGGCGTCAACTGCGGTTTGCAGCGTGGACCAGCTAGGGTCGTCCATGTTGAAGCCGAACACGTAGCGAAGGCCGCGCGGTAGGTCCGAGAACTCGGGGCTAAGTGCCGGGTCGCTCTCGTAGTAGATGATGTGCATGTTCGAGCGGACGGCGTAGTTCTTGCCGTCCGCGAACGGGTTGTCGATGAGCATACAGGGCCGCCAGTAGGCGGTCGCGTTGAGGTCGGTGCCGGGGAAGAACGAGCGCCGCCCCTTAATGTCGTTGTCGCCGCGCAGGCTCGCATACGTCGAATGTGCGTTGACGTGGTAGTTGCCGAAGAACTGGTGGCAGTGCGAGGCTCCCGGCTGTCCCCAATTGCGGATCGGGTCGTCGGGCAGCATTTTGCTATCTTCTGCGTGGAAGCGGACCTTGGCCTGCACCCCTGTTCCGCCGTCAGCGGTCGTCAGCTTGAAGCCGGTGGAGTCGTCATAAGTGCCGGTTTCGATTTGGTTCGTGACGGTCGAAGGAATATCAGTCAGCTGCGCGGTCAACGCGGGGGGCGTCGTGATCGAGGCGTCGATGGGCGTGTTCTGATTGGTGGTGCCCGCTTCCCATGTAGGGGTGACGTAGCCGTTCCACGTAATGTCGGGCGGCACGACAAAGCCGTCCACCACGCTTTGCGCCTGCGCCGCCGCGGGCATTAGGAGCGCGAGGAAAAGGAGAATGCGTTTAACCATAGATCGCTGCCGCCGGGTTGGTGCCGTGGAATGCCGAGCCGCCGAAGTTGGCGGTCAGCTTGTCGCAGTCGGTAAGGGTGGCCTCGCCGCGTTCGCACGCGCCCATCGCGTAGTAATCATCGGGCGGTGTGCCCATGACGATGGTACGGATCGGGCTGGCCGACATCGCGCCGCCCGAGGCCGCGTAGTAAACGTCTATCGTGTTGATCGACTTGCGGATGCGGACGCCCACCTTGGCCCCCGCAGTTGGGTTCGCGCCGAGGGCCGTGCTTGATTGTGCCGCGCCATTGGCCCACACGCCCATGTTGGCGCTGTCCGGCTCCAGGCGAAAAGATACGCCGTCGCCCGCCGAGCCGCTGCCGCCAATGTTGCCGGTTGCGGTAAGGGCGCGGGTCGAGTTGACCACGCCGAAGCGAATCCCTCCGGTAGTGTCGCTATCGAAGGCTTTGACCGTAATCTCGAAATAGGTGTCATCAGCGCTTGCCGGGATGGACGCTCGGGCCGCCGTGGTGCCGTTGTTGCCTTCCGCAACGAGGGTGAGGTTGCTATCCTCCAGCGACAGGCCGGAATGCTTGTTTACGCCATCCGCCGTGGCCCAAGTCGCAACCGAAGATGTAACCGTACCGCTGATCTCCGCAGACCAGTTGGCGACCGAGCCGCCCTCGGCGAAAATCCCGGCCTTCTGATACCATGCCCCGGTCGGGTCGAGATAGCCCTCTGCCGCCAGTTCCGCCGCGCTCACGCCGTCCGTGAAGTCATCGAATTGCAACTGATAGATGATGTCCATTGTCTGCGTGGTGTAGGTGCCGTCAGGCTCCGTAACCCCGTCAGCCGAGCGGATGATGCGCAGGTAATGCCCCGGCTCGTGGTCGGCGTTGAATGTGATTTCACCCGAAGGCGGATCGCCCGCCGCCGCCGTGTTGGTATAGGTCGGTGCGGAAAGCCCGCTGTCCGCATCCGTGGTGAACCCGTCCGCCGCTGCAATATCGCTGTCGTTGCCTGCCGCGTCCCGGTGGAGGAAATAGCTGTAATACGCCGTCGAGGCGGTCAGGCCGCTCGAAATGGCGACATTCTGCGCGCCCGTTCCGGTGACTGTCTGATCGCCATAGGCCACCGCACCCGTGCCCGCTTTCAGGTTGGCGGCGCTAGGCGGTGTGGCAGAGGTCGAGACGAACCAGTAGAGCGTGCCATTGGCTTCGTCGGTCGTAACCGCCAGCGTAGCCCCGTCGCTGCCGTCTGCGGCATCCGTGGGGCTGGAAAGCGTGGGGGCCGTGGTGTCTGACGGCGCGGCACCGCCACCACCCGAATTGGACCGCCCGCTGCGGAATATCGAGTAGCTATAGCGCGCCAGCTCGCGGCGTCGCCTTTTAGTGACCGCCATCAATAGAACTCCGCGCCTTCTCGGGTCGCAGGGAGGTTCTTGTGTGCGACTAACTGGCGGCCACGCATCGCCTGCTGCACATCGTAAGCCGTCAGCGGGGCGTCATAGTGATCGTGGCAGGCAATCCGCAGGTTGAAACGTAGCGCATCCACCGCCCAATCAGGGCAGTAAATCACGCTTGCAGCCGTCAGCGGGAACGGCGCGCCAATATCGGCACCCCCGGCCCGCCACTTGGCAACCAGGCCCTCAAGGCGCTCCAGCGCGTCATCCAGTTCGCTTGCCTCGGGATCGTTGCCGTTGCCGGTGATCTTGCGGAGCGCGAAATAGCAGTAGCTGCGGGCCGTGTCGGCAATCTGCGAGGCCGAAGCGACAACCGGGATATACAGCGTCTCGACAAGGGTTCGTCCCTGCGAGGTGGTAATCGTGGCGACAATCGAACCCGTCGCAGCAGCGGTGCCGCCCGAGAGTGTCAGGACAAGCTCGCCGCCCTGGAACTCGTAGGCGTCGACCGTGACGCCCGATGCGGACAGTGAGGCGCTTTCGGCCCCATCGTCGGCATCGAGCGGAACGGTCCAGCGGCGCTCGACAACCTCAGTCGGGGCCCTCGATGCGAGAAAAGCCGCCATTCAGTTTCTCCCGCAAGGGTGAGGCGGGGACCGAAGCCCCCGCGCTCGGTCAGGGGACGACGTAGTAGACAACGAGGGTCACATTGCCCTCGCCGAAGGTCGCCGGGTCATCTACAAACGTGACCTGGATGACCGTATCCGCCGAGGCGGTGTAGGGTCCGTCAGTCGCCAGCGTGCCGTGCAGCGGCAGGAGGATGCCACCCTCGGGCAGATAGCCCGCCAGCGCATCGCCGGTCTGCACGCCGAAGTTGCCGAAAGCGTCGGTGTCGGCGGAAGTGCCAACGTCGAAGTCCAGCGTCTCGGTCGCGTTGGTGTCCATGTCGGCCATGCGGATGAAGCCGCCGAGAACAACGGCGTTCTTGGGCACCTTGCACAGTTCGAGAACGTCAGCCGCAGCGGGTTCCGCCGCGAAGTCGTAGTGACCATAGGCCGCGCAAAGAATGCCCGAGCCGATGGCCTGGAATGCGGGAAAGGTCGAGGCCGCCCGCGTGCCGGTTACAGTAGCCATGAGGTGGCTTGTCCTTTCAGTGAGAGAAAAGGGCGGGAGCCGAAACCCCCGCCCTCAGTTGGCCTAGTCTTCGGCGGCCGCAGCAGCCGCGACAGTCGCCGCGCCCGTGGTGGCGAAGAAGCCGGTCACAACACCGTGATCCTTGGTGTCGTCGGTATCGCCCGAGCCGGTGCCAAAGATGATCTTGCGGACGCCGAGGATGCCCTCGACCGCAACACCGTGCTTGTCGCCGTAGTCGAAGATTTCCGTCACCGTCTTCCAGCGCTTGGCATAGGCAATCGCCAGGGCCTGCGCGCCGCAGAGGAAGACCGGGGTTACTTCGGCGGTGCCGCCGTTGCCCAGGTCCGCGTAGATCGGGATGTTATCGACTTCCTTGACGATGACGCCGTTCCAGAAGATGTCGCCGCCCTCAAAGAGCTTCGACGCCTCCATCTGAACCACGGTCGAGGCAAGGACTTCGGTGTCCAGGCTGTCGCGCAGGTTCTTGAACGCGTGCGGGTTGGCGAACGCAACATAGTAGCGCTTGCCGTTGCCCGGATCGCGCATCGGGCGAATCTTCGGCGAACAGGTCTTCGCCTTGAGAATCATCGCGTCGAGCGCCGTGGCGTTGAACAGGTCAGCGGTGGTGTCGAGGTTCGCAAGGTCCGCCGACATGTCGGTCAGGCCCGGCGAGGAAGCGCCGAAGACAACGCGGTCGGCGTTGTCCACCAGCCACGCGTCGGCAATCGCTGCGGTGCGCGACGCAAACGCCGTGCCGTTGAGCGAACCGAGCGCCGCGATGATGAGATCGCGGGTGTCTTCCGCCGACCAGTCAAGCAGCGTCGGCTTGGCCGCGTTGCGCAGGCTGATCGCCGAGGTCTGCTCGGCCATCTCGGGGACGCGAACCGCGTTGCGGCGCTTGTCCACATAGATGCGCATGGAACGCGAAACGAGGTCTTCCTCGTTGCCCTCAAGGGTCGAAACCCCGGTGACGGCGGCGTTCGTCAGGCGGTTGACGAGGGCGATGGTGATCGAGTCACCGGCCTTCTTGGTCAGGTCTTCCTTGACCTGGATGACGGAACCCTCGTCGGTGCCCATGAGCGGCTTGAAGGCCTGGAGCGTCTGGAGGTATTCGGAGAAGAACTTGTCTTCCCACTGCTGGACCCGAAGGCCAGTTGCATAGGTGGTATCGGTCATGTGTAAAAGTCCCGCGAAGGGATCGCCGACGCTTCACAGCGTGGGCCAATCGGTTGATGTTTACCGAAGCAGTTGGTCGAGCGGTTTGGGGCCGGACCATTCAGGCCCGGTCCTTGTCCCGACATTGCGCTCGGTCGAGAGGGTCGGCGGGAGAACCTGGCCGGGCACAGGCTGAGCCTGCTGCTGTTCGGCTAGGATTTCTTCCCGCAGCTTTGCACGCAGCTCGTCCAGATTGGTCGCGCCGAGTTCCTGCATCGACTTGTGGTTCTTGGCGATCTGATACGCCTTGTTCCACGGATGCGGGTCGGCCATCGCCTGCTGCACGACTGACGGGTTCTCACTCGCCAGCTTGTTGAACAGGTCGAACATGTCCTGAAAGTCAGGGTGCTGCGCACGGGCCGCCATTTCCGAGGCGTTGATCCTCGATAGCTGGTCGGCCTGCTGCATCACCTGCCGTTGGAAATGCTGTTGCCACGCCTGGTCATCGTCCCAAATGGACGGCGGGGGCGCGGGCGGTTCCTTCGGTTGCTGCTGCTGTTGAAGTTGCTGCTTGATGGCTTCCAATTCGGCTTCGAGGCGCTGGCGCTTTTCGCGCTCCTCGCGGATTGCCTTGTAGTCTTCCTTCGGCAGCTTGTCGGTCGGCGGCACCGTTTCCGCGCCCGTTTCCGGTTGCGGCTCTACGCCCGTTTCCTGCTTGGGGATGAACTTGCCGTCAGGACCGCGTGCGGGGCCGTCTGAGGGCCTTTCTGCGTCTTCCGGCTGTGCGGGTGCCGTTTCGACCGGATCGGCCTCTACAACGTCCGCAATCGGCTCACCGTTGAGTAGTTCGTCTAGCGATTGACCTTCATGTTCCATTGGATTGCCCCAACGCCCGTTTTAGACCCGGCGGCGGTCATGACGCCCGTAAGCTCGGCGGCAGCATCCACGTCCTCACGACGTTGATCTCGTAAACTGAATCCTCGTGTCGGCAGGTCGGTCGCGGTTCCCATCAGGAACGCTCTGTAGCCCTTGCTCAATCCGCCACCTGCTCGACAGGAATGCGAACGGCTGAAATCGTCCCGTCGAACTCGCGCACGAGAACGCCGAGGCTCTTGCCGTCCTGTGAAATCTCCGCGCCCTCGAAACGGGGCCACGACTCCTGCGTCACGCAGCCCTCGCTACGTCCGAACCGGCCTGAAAGGCGCTGATCTGCGTCTGCGCCTCGGTCGCCTCAGCATCGGCCAGGTTCTTGACCGTCTTACTCTTGGTTTCATCGACCTTGGCCGCCTCGCCCTCGACAGCAATTTGCTTCATCTGCTCAGCAACGGGATCGGGCGGCGGAGGCTGGTTGAGCGCCTCAAGCACCTTCTCCTTGTTGCGGAACGCGCTGTTCTCGATAAGCGTCTGCCACAGGATCGGCTGTATCTGCGGCGGCGCACCTGGCAGCATTTTCGCCACCGTCTCGAACTGCTCGGCCTGCACGGTCGGCGTGTCGATCCCCTCGTCAACGATGATGTCAACGTCCAGCTCGGTCACGCTGTTCTCGATGCCGACAACGGCCTCACCGCTCGGACCCATCGCAACCTGCTGGAGCATTTGCCCCGCAACCGGGCTTCCCTGCGCCATGGCCCCGACCATCGCCGGGAGGTCGGGTGAAATCTGCGGCAGCCACTTGGCGCTGGCCTTGTCGCCCTGCAACGCGCCCTCAATCGCCGAGCGAACGGTGATTGGGCGGTTCAACCCGACAAACCGCACGTTGTTCTCGTTGTCGGTCACGCGAATCCAGCGCTCGGCGGTCCAGTGCTGGCGAACCCGCGCCCATACCGCGCTGTAAACCATCAGGCTGAGGCGGCGGATGCAATCGAGGAAGTCGGCGGCCTCGGTCATGCCGCCCATCTGCTGCAATGCAATGGCCTTGCCCGACTGCCCGCCCGTGTCCTTTCCGGCCATCGCCGAATTGGCACCCGTGCGGTGGATATGCTCGCGGGCGTCCTGCATCAGGTTGAGGTTACCCATCGCCATGTCGTTGGTCTGGAACACCTCGACATCGCCCTGCTCACCGACGAACACGCCGTCAGGGCGGGCAAGCTCTTTCCTTACCTCGTTCGGGTCTTGCGCCACGTTCGGCGAGACGCGAACCTGCCGCGTGTTGATCAGGTGCAGCGACTTGGACCGGCGCTTGTTGATCTCGTCCTGCGGCGAAAGCATCGCCTGCACTTCGCCGTAACGGTTGTTGTCGCGGTCCACATACAGGCTGATCGCCTTGATCGGGCACTCAGGCTCGCCAGCCTCGTCGATATACGGGCTTTCGCTCGGCTCGACCACGAACCCGGCCTGGGTGAAGATGCAGAACATCCACACGCCGTTCTCGCGGTAGTAATGCTCGCACAAACGAACCCGCTTGCGCTTGTAGTCAGCCCACAGGTTCCACTTGGGCTTGTCGTCGTAAGTCTCGGTGTCCTTGGCCTGCGCCCATGTCGCGGTCAGCGCTTCCTCGGCCTCGGGATATTTGCCCTTGGCGTCATCGAGGTCCATCCAGATAACCACGCCCATGAATGCGGCGTCGGTGAAGTCGTCCTCGTTGGAGTGCGGGTCGTAATAGAACCGATCCCACGCCACGCGGCGAATGTCCGGGTCAATGCCCTGCTTGCCCTGCTTGACGCCGACCATGACCGCGCAGGTGCCTTCAATGGCGAGGTTCTTCGCGCCCTTGGAGCGAACGTCATCCCAACGGCTCGCATCGCACACGAACCGGATGGCGTCGGTTGCAGCCCTTGCCGCCTCCTCGTCATCGGGATTGCGCGGAAAGGCCTTCGGGTCTTTGCGGGTCTGCTTTTCCAGCCCGAGGAGCGTTTTGACCTTGGGCTTGATCTCGTTGAACACGACCGCAGGCTGGCCACGCTTCTTGAGGGCGGTTTCTTCCTCCTCGGTGAGCTGCTTGTCATCGAAGTAGTCGCGGCACTTCTCGGAACCCTGACGCGCCGAGCGGGTCACTTCCTCCGCGTTCTCGAACTGGCGCACCATTGTGCTCAAGCGTTCGTCCAGGGTCACATTGTCTTCCAATTCAGACCCTCCTCGTCCCGCTTGCGGCTGTATCGGTCGCGCGGCTTGTTTGGCGGCAGTGTCCGCACGATTGCCGGATGCGCCTGGTCTATCGCCCGCCCGATCAGGCTTGCGGTATCAACCTCGTCGTCATGCTTGCCCGCTGGAAACACCAGGAACTCGCTCAGATCAGCGCCCGGCTCGAAGTGAACCCGCCCCGTTGCGGCCATGGCTTGAAAGCTACGCGCCCGCGTCGGCTTGTCGGCCACGCTAGGCAGCCATTCCAACCGGCAATGGACGCTGCGCTCCCGCATCCGGCGGCGAAGCATCGGCTCGACCGCTTTCTGGATCACTCCGCCCTCGCCGAACCACGCCAGCGGCTTGTATTTGGCAATGAGGTCTAGTTTTCGTTCGATCCACTGGTCGGAAGCGGTCTGCCCTTTCCATAGGGCGACGCGATACACATCTCCCGCCGGGCAAATGCCCCACACAGCATGGACAGTGTAATCGCCGCCTCCGTCTGTGACCGCGTAATCGCTTGTGCCGTAGTATCGCAGGCTTTCGGGGGCTGTTCGCTCATCGAACCACTCCCGCTTGAAGAACGTGCCCTCGTCCGGCTGCGGCTGCTGCTGGTAGAGCGCCGACCATTCACGAGGTCCAATCGTCGCCTTGATGCGCTCAAGGGCCTCCAGGTCATACCACTCGGGCCACAGCGCCTCGCCGTCCGCGTTGATCGCGGGCAGCTCCAGCACCTCCCATTGTTCCGGCTCCTGCTCAAGCAACCGGCCCGCTAGGTCATCCTCGTGCCAGCGGGTCTGGATCAGGACAATCGCCCCGCCAGGCATCAACCGCGTGTAGAGCGTCGAGCGATACCAATCCCAAACCAGTTCCCTACGGCGCTCGCTGTCCGCTTCTTCGCGGTCCTTGAACGGGTCATCAATCAGCGCAATGTGTGCGCCTCGTCCCGTAACCGCCGTGCCCACACCTGCCGCAACGTAAGTGCCGCCGTGGTTCGTGTTCATCCGCATGGCCGCCTGGCTGTCTGGAGCAAGCGTCACACCGGGAAAGACCTGCCCGAACTCAGGCTCGGCAACGAGGTTGCGGACGTTCCTGCCGAAATCGTTGGCAAGGTCGCTGTTGTAGCTCGCGGCGATAATCTGGCGCTTCGGGTCTTTGCCTAGGCACCATGCCGGGAACCGCTTTGAGGCCAGCTCGGACTTGCCATGCCTCGGCGGCATGAAGATCATGAGGCGGTCGATTTCCCCCCGCTCGACCGCCTCAAGCTTTTCAGCGATGCGCTCATGGTGCTGTGCGCGGCTGTAAAGCGGGTTGGTGTATTCAGTGAACCGGAGCAGGGAGCGCCTTGATCTCGCCGCCCTCACCTCTTGAAGCGTCGGCAAGGATGCGCTCAAGCTCGGCAAGTCTCTCGTCTGCGAGGCTGTCGAGGTCATAGCGATGCGTCACCTGCTGCTTGCCGTCGATATGCTTCACGTCGCGCCACGCATCGGAGCGGCGGTTCTTGAGCCAGAAGATGCAGGCGGTCGTGTCGCCACTCAGGGCCTTGCGGTAGAGTGATTGCTCAACGGCATCGTCAGCCTCGCCCTTCCAGGCTTTTAAGGCGTCCGAAAACTCAGGGTGTTTTGCCTTCCACAGCGCAAGCGTTGAACGCGATACATCGAGCGCCGCCGCAATCTCTTCGTCGGTGTTACCGTTGAGCGCCATCTCACGGGTCTGCTCGACAAGCTCCTCGCTGTATTTGCTCGGGCGGCCCATCAGAAGTCATCCTCGATCCGCGTCTGCGTAATCAGCTCGTTGCCCTCAAGGTGATCGTGGATCGCCATGACGAGATATTCGGGCAATCGGTCCATCATCTCGGCAAAGGCGTCGTATGCCTCGTCCTGAGTGCGGCGCTCGTGTCTCTCGGCTATCAGGCGATTGGTTATGTCTCGCTGGTGCCAGTAGCTAGTCATCGTCTTCGCGCCATTGGGCGGCGCGTGTCTCGTTGCGTATCTGCTCAATCAGGTTGCCGTCGCGCTTGTCCTCGATGCGCTTGGGCTTGTGAGCGCGTAGGCTTGCAGCGTGTGGATTGCGGCTCATGCGATAATCCCATCCCGCAGCGTCAGCTTGAGTGAGCCCGCCTCGCCGTAATCGAGAAACACCTCTCGTCCCAACCCGAACCACGTGATGTATTCGAGCGGCGCTCCATCCTTCTGCTTGTCAGCCCACGCGACGAAATTGGGCGGTAGATCATCGCGGACCTGAACGCCTTGGTCCCAGCTCATGCTCGCCTCCCGTAATTAACGCGCTACAACCTTGCGGGAGCGCGACAGGACCGGGGCAAGGAGAGCAACCCCGGTGGCTGTCTGGATTATTCCAACTCGTCGTCAAATATGCTGTGCGTCTGCGCCTCGATGCGGGAATGCACCGCAAGCCTGGCGTTCATCGCGTTGTCATGCGCATCCTTGAAGCGGGCCTGCGCTTCGCTCCACCTTGCCTTGGCGGACCTTAGCTCATGCTCGCGGTCGTGCAGGTCCAGCTCGGCAGCCGCCTCGATGTTGCGGGCAACCCGCAATTCCTCGATCAGCGAATCTAGCTGCTCGGTGGACACATCAGAGGCACCTTAAACTCTCCGCCCCGCTCTTTGCGATAACGCAACGGCATGGTTGCCTCGTTTTCGTGAGGCAGGGCGGACAACCCGAAACCCGCGGTAACGGGCCAGCGGTGCTGCTTTCGTCCGGGTTGGAATGAATTGCCGTGTGGGCTAGACCCACGTATACGGCCATTGTGGTATTTAGCACATTTGAGGTTTGGCGTCAAGCCCTGTCTGCGCGTTTTCTCGCCCTGTCGAATATGCGGCGATGCTCACGGCGAAGCGCTAGTATCTCGTCAGCTATCTGCTCGATGCGCTTGGCCTCGTCGGGGGTTAGGTGTTCGCGCCAGTCGGTCATGCGAGCTTTTCGTATGCTTCCTGCTCCGGGTCAAACTCAGCCCAATCGGTGCGCGCCTTCATGTCATCGGGGACGCGAGCGTCAAGTGGCTCTGGGTGGTTCTTCCAAAAGCGGAGTTCGGGCTTGCTGGCGCTGTAGATTGCCGAGCGCACATGGCATCTGAATTTGGCATCTTCGTAGGTCAATGGAGTATTCCCTTCTCGACTGAGTGCTCCCGCGCATCCATGCTGTTGTGCTTCCAGATGAAAGCGCCTTCTAGCTCTGGATTGCACCAACATCGGCGATCCTCGATGTGTTCTCGAAGATCGCCGATTGGCACGATGTGAATATCCTCAAGCAAAGAGGAACTCGCTTTCCTTGAACATGTGGCCGAACCAGCGCGGGGCAGGGTTGCGACCAGCGAGGTCAGCGAAGAACGCGTATTCCGCGTTGCCATTCGCGTCGAACCGGAAGCAGCGATCCGCTGCGCGACGCTCGCCAGCGCCCGTCTCTTCGATGAAAACGCCACCAGCGAGGGTCGAAAACTTCACAAGCATGGCACTCTCCTTTGTATGGGCCGAATTGCCCGAGGTGCAGATTGTCTTGTTCGTTTCCATATCCACCTATTAGCGTGGACATTCCGCCTTGGCAAGTGGAAAACGACATGACAGGCGATTTATTTTCATCGCCGCACAATCCCCCCCGCCGCATATTTCAGCTCAAGCGTGGCAATCGCAACGTGCTTCGGGTGCGCCACGATCT